CCTCCATAGGTCCAAATTATATAGTCATTATGTATCATAGTGATACAAAAGTCTGTCTCAATCGATACTGAATATAAATCAAATGTTAAGGATTACAGATAATCTTTACGTTGATGATGTTCTGGGACAATCTTACCGAGTGTAATACTCAGTAACCCATCCTCAAATACAACTGATCTAACTTCCGTTTCATCTGAGAGGGTCCAAGCTCTGGTGAAAGATCTCTGAGCCACTCCTCTATGGACATAGTTTGTGTTGGTTTCTTTGTCTTCCTTTTGTCCTTCGACAAAGAGTTTACCGTCTTGAGTGTAGACATAAACTTCTTCTTTTTTGAATCCTGCTAATGCAAGTTCTAGTCTTGATTCTACGTTGCTGACCGTGACTAGATTATATGGAGGATAGTTTGTCGTTGTTTCGTGCAGATTAAACAGACGATCAAAGTATTCATCCATACCAATACTATTTCTATTTATACGATCTAGCAGTTGATCCAAATTGGCGGCGTTATACTTCATTAAGTTAGTCATTTGTAGCTCTCCTAAAAAGCGAGATTGCGTTGTGTGGACCCTTTCGGCATCCATAGTATATATTATCACAAGACATAAAAAAGGGAGTGTTGAACTCCCCACCTTTTTATTCGGTTTCCTCTGTCCTTTTCTTCTTAGAACCAATATTATACTTGGTCTCAAGAATCCAGTCTTGTTTATCCTTATAAGCAAGAACCTTGATCTGGTTCAGTGGTGCAATGTCTTGAATCTTTTCCACATCTACAATACCAATCAGTCCCCAATCGGCAAGTAGTTGTGCGATACGATTGCGTCGTTGGACATCATTCTGCGTCAGATTTGCGTGTTTACCATCAAGTGCAAACAGTTCCTTAAAGTGAACCAGAAAGTATCTTCCTTGCTTGTGAAGAATATGACAGGACTGATAGATTTTTTTCTCTTTTCTGGACGCAACTCCGATACGAGTTAATGTCTCACGCACTTTCAAAAAATCATCGGGTTCATTAAGAACCACTTCCACCATTTGTTCAGGTGTCCACGTCACTTCAGCTTCTCTAACAACACTCATTTTTTTCCTCCAGTGTCAAATTTTGATTTAATAAAATTAAGTTGCTCTTTTGTTAGAATTTTCAAAGCTTGTTTTGCCTTTTCATTACTATAACCGTAATAACGTTTGACATAATCAAGATCTTTGATCTTATCTTGTCGGATCCAGGGAGAGAATCTCTTCTTTTTCCTCACAATATTTATAAAAAAGTCATATTGCATCTTCTTTGGGAGAAAATGATACTGATTGAGTTCGTTCGCAAACATCAAAGTATCAATATGCCCAGAGAAACAACGGTTGATAATATAAGGAGGATATTCCTTCTCAAGTGAAGGATCTTCATCAATCAAATGCTTCTTTGTTTGATTGATAGAGTTGAGCCAGTCTTTGAGTTCAATCATAAAGCAAAAGGTCAAGAACGTTTACTGTAGATTTTTCGGTAGGATAGTTAGTGACAAGAAGTTCCGTCTTTACATTCTCATCAGTTCCCTTCTCTCCACGATGTGCCATAGAATAACGAAGTTTCCATTCACGAAGATAATAATCCTTATAAAGTTCCAATAACCTGTCATTCACATTATAGGTAATCATAAACTGATGAGGACACTTATACACATCTTCGGCAAATCTATCGTGGTCGAATGACTTGTGCATCTCACGATCCTTTCCATAAAGGAAGTCCTTAATATCATAAGGTGGATCAAGGAATACAAATACATCCTCACCAGGAGCATTCATCACTTCCGAATAATCAATATTCGTAATCTTCCACTTCTGAGTAAGTTGAGAATATTGCTTGAGTTTCTGAATACCAACAAAAGAAAAGTTAGAACGTGCCGCAGTTTTAGAGAACGTACTATTCTCAGTCAGTCCAGAGAAACTGCACTTGTTTAGAATGAAAAAACTTACGGCACGATCAAGTCCATCCTGATCATTAATATCATCCCGTGTTTTGTCAAATAATTCTTTGTGTGCAGCATCCTTATCATCCTGAGACTTATAATTGGATGCCTTAGATTTAATATCGTTCAGTCGATCAGAAAGTTCTTCACCATAATCCCTGAGTTGCACCCAGAAATTGTAGAGAGTAACATACTTATCATTGATCCAAACAGGAACATCAGGATATGCTTGCGTGGCATAGAATGCTACGGAACCACCACCAATGAATGGCTCACGATATTCTTTAAAGTCTTCAGGAAACCATGGAGATAAAGTCTTTGTTGCTTTAGACTTACCACCAGGATATCTAAGACAGGTTTTCAGAGGAAACGTTTTCATAATCAATAGGATGATACTTCAAATATTCACGGAAGGTCAATTTCATTTCCTTCTGCGTCATACCACAATGCTTTGCGGCAGTAGGTAAGTTCATTGTAGCACGAAACAATGCTTGATTTGCTTCTGCAACATTTTCTGGTGTTGTTTTTACCCTTTCTTCTACCAGTTTAGATTTATCAATAGTCAACAATGACATTTGTTTCTTCAACTCCTCTTAAAAATTCTGTAAGATAAAATACTTCGTCTGCCATTTCACGATATCCTATTCCAACATAAAGTTGCCCGAACAATACCGTAAAAGTAGCAATGCCCCAAAAAATATAATAAAATTTAGACTTTACTTGGTGCTTGTTCTTCTTTTTCATAATCAGACAATCAATTTTTTCTTATCTGGAGTAATTAATTTACTACCAAACATTTCATTATACTTTTTAAAGACATCTTCTTGCACTTCCGCAACATATACAATATGTTTTTTGGACATTGTAATTTCAGGTTTATCCTGACTAATTACGGTTGCCCAAGGAGCAAATCCAACACCAGAATTTGTTGGAAGGACTACAAGTCCATTTTGTACTGTGATACTATCTTCTGTTTCAGATAGAAATTCTGCAATAACTTCTTCACCAGTTACAATACGCAGTAGTTTTACATCAATCATTAAAATTACACTCCACCATTATTTCAGTTAGACAAGCAAGCATATTTATCTCTTGGTCAGCCACGAATGCCGACTGATACTGATACTTAGCAAGAACAAGCACAGCAGCAGGAATACTATTGTTTTCAAGGGATGAATAAAGAGCATCGTAAATACGACGCATAAGTACAGTAGTATCATTGTCCAGATTAGATACCACCCACTTCCGAACTTCGGGAAAGTTCTTTTCTTTGAGGTTTTTGATAAGATCATTAACAGCAACGTCAGAGAAAGTAGCAAGAATACCAGAGTCAATCTTTCCACTTACAGAGTATCGTTGACACTCATTGAGCACACGTCTCCAATCAGGAAAGTGCTTATTGACAAGTTCTACCAGGACCTTGTTATCATATTCAACACCTTCTGTATCCAGGATTTGTTGGAGACGTTTGAAGAAGAATGCTGCAATTGCTTGACGTTCTTTTCCCTTAATTCCAAACTCAACGACGGCACATCGGGAGTGGAGTGGTTCAAGGATTTTATTTTTGTAGTTGCAGGTGAAGATGAATCGGCAGTTACCAGCAAACTCCTCAATAAACGCCCGTAGGAGGAGTTGAACATCATTGGACGTGTTATCTGCCTCATCAATGATGATGACTTTGTGTTTAGCATCTGCCGTAAGTGAGACGGTCGAAGCGAAGTTCTTCGCATTGTTTCTGACAGTATCGAGGAATCGACCTTCGTCGGATCCATTGATGACATAAACATCTACTCCAAGTTCATTACACAATGCTTTTGCCACTGTAGTCTTACCAATACCAGGAGGACCAGCAAGAAGCATATTCGGGATTTCTCCCTTATTTAGAAACTCCTGAAATGTCTTCTTAGTATTCTCTGGGAGAATACATTCTTCAATAGTCTTTGGGCGATATTTCTCAACCCAAATAAAATCACTCATAATCAAATCCAATCAGGTTTGCGTTGGGGCATACGAAGGTAGTTGTCTTTCACCCAAGGTTTGGATGCGATATACATCTTGTATGCGTCAAAGGTGGAAATACTAGTATCAAACTTGTATTCCTCAGGCATTGCTCTTGCGAAAGGAGTTACTTCGTCAAGTCTACCTTTGGGGAAAAGGTAGTAAGCATGAGTCAGTGTTCCTTCACAAGAGTGGGTCTTATTATACCGCAAGGTATACTCTTGGCACAAGTTCAATCCCCACTTGATGAGCCAGTAGGCATTGTCCACCGTCTCTGCCGCCCATTTGGTGCAGGGGTGGTTGCGGAATGCCCCTTTTTCTGTCTTGTAGGCAGTGCCGTCTTGTTTGGGAAGAGTCCCATAATCATGATACCAGGGAGAAGCAATAATGCTAAGCATCTGGCAGCACTCAAGCGGCATCTTGACAATGTGTTTGTCAGGAAGACAGATAGCACTTTCGGCAGGGAACGGATCTGTGACAAAGATGTTCATTCTAAAGGTCGAATAAATTCATTCATAATGATGTCGGTTGACTCCAACATCTTCTGCATATATTCTACACCTTTTTCAGGTGTAGTGTGGTCACCACAGGTAAAAGCGTCACACACTGCCATACCTTTTTCTGGCCAAGTATGAATGCTGATATGGGACTCGGCAAGCATAGCAATACCAGTGAATCCTTGCGGTTCAAACTTATGTACTGATAAGTTGAGGAGGGTTGAATTACATTCTTTTGCTGCATTGTACAGCATCTTTCTCATGTAATTTTCATCCTCCATTAACTCAACATTACAACCCTTCAATGTAAAGAGAATGTGTCTCATCAACCGAAAGTGGAATCGGGTTCCAGAGCAATATAATACTTTAGATTATGCTGAGTATTCGTAAACTGCGACAGAAGTTTAGAAGATACTACGACATCATAAGCACCCGGAATAATCTTAATGTTTTCGACTTTGAAGTTAAAACTAAACTCTTGGTCTGTTTCTCCAACCACAATCGCATATTCGTTAGAAGTATCGTTCTTCTTATCACGGACTACCAGTTTAATAACACCATTTTCACCAATCGCAGAGAGGTCTGGAAGTTGATAAACTGCTGCTGCTTTCACTAGTTTCTCAAGAGTCACACTATCCATTTGGAAGCACACATCTTGAGTAGGAAGTTGAATCTCTTTTTCAGGAGGTGCAATAATGACATTAGGATCTGCAAAGAAATACTTCACACGACGCTTACCCTCTTTAATACTCAAATAAGAATCTTCCTGAAAATCAAGATCGGGATCTTGGTGCAGACTCAAACCATTCAGAAACTGGTTCAGATCATAAATGGCAAAGTCACGAGGAAACTCTTCTTTGATTTCTGCTTCGGCAAGAATGTTCTTGGCAACAGAGATTGTTCGGAGTTTGTTTCCCTGCTTCACAAGAATCGAATTATTGATTCCAGCAAAGTTCTTCAGGATAGCAAGGGCATTGTCAGACAGTTTCATTGTGCGTTCTTTCAGTTTCATTGGTTGTAGGTTTCACGTTGTGCGTTCTTATCATTGAAGTTCATTAGAAGAACAGCATAATGCAAAATCTTCATAATGTCACGACGTGCAGTGCCTTTCTTATCATAACGAGAGGCATACTTGAGAATGTTGGATCGGCAGAATGCCTCCCCATCACCACATGCTTCAATCAAGTCAAGCGTTTGAATCTTGTCATCACCAGCAGAGTAATGTTGGTTATAAGTTCCCCGAATATATTCAAGAAGTTCTTTTACAATCTCTTCTTCGTTATACTTCCAAGGTGTTGCAGGAGAGTTGGGAATAATATCATTCATATTTGGATTAGCAATCAAAAATTCATAATCACTGTGTCCCCAAGGACGCATACCATCATCAATAGTTTCTTTCATTGTTAGTTCATCATAAAGTAGGGACCAAGAGTTAACCATAGCAGAAAAGAAAATCGTTTACAAGAGACTCTGCTTTTTCTTTACCAAATTTACTAGAAAGATATCCACTCACAGGGTCTAACTTTTTCATATAAGAATCAAAGTCACAATAGGTGGAAAAATCATTTCCAGTAGGTTGTTCACATTCTAGCATATCCTTGTAGGTAGTCAAGTACTTCTTGAATGTATCAAGGTGTTCATTGACCTCAGACATTGTACACTTGGCAACATACACATTCTCGGAGAAGTGATTACCAGGTTCAAAAAATCGGAATGAACCATCTGCCTTAGGGAGGTCTGGATGGGAGAACAAATAGTTTTCCACTGGATGTTGAAAATCAAATACGATAATGACTTTCTTGTCAAAGAAACCCATCAAGTCCATACCGAAGCAAGGAAGATTGCTACCAGTTCTGGGATAGATGATGTTGTTGTAAATACAAGATTTGTTATCCCATATTTCAACTTCTCTGGATTTAAGAATGTGTTTAGTGCTGTAGATCTTGGCAGAAAGAGAGGTATTGTTTTCCTCCCAATCTGCCCAATCACAAATGTTCTCTAAATCAGGAAAGGTTTCCCAGATTGCTGTCTTGTACTGATTCCATAGGGAGTTGGAAGTCTGCATCAACTTTGTCATAGAGTTCAAGGAATGCTTGTTTGGTTTCATCATCAAATCGGTTTACACAAACTTGGATTGCTTTCGCTTTGTCTTGGAAGATTGAATAGGCACGAATAATGTGGACAAGACGACGGGTGCTAATGATTTCATCAATGCCGCCATCATAGAAGGTCTTGCGAATGATGTCACCCCAGTCCACAAGACGTTTGCAAAAGTCTTGATCAGAAACACCAAGAGATTCTGCAACGTTCGTAATAATTTTACATTCTTGTGCAGGAGTCGGATATTCCTGCTCGAAAGTTACAGGGAATCGTTCAAGGAAGGCTTCATTGAGAACGTTAGTTCCAATAAAACGACCGTCATCGCTGCCTTTGCCTTTAGTATTTGCAGTTGCAATAACATTAAATCCATTAGCGGGTTTTACATATTTACCAATCTTTTTCAGGAACACACCTTTACCTTCAAGGATGGACTGGAGGCATAGAATCTTGTTGGAAGCAAGGTCAACTTCATCGAGTAGCAGGATTGCTCCTCGTTGGAGTGCTTCAACGACAGGTCCGTTATGCCAAACAGTTGCCCCATCGACAAGACGGAAACCACCAATAAGATCGTCTTCATCAGTTTCAATAGTAATGTTTACGCGAATAAGTTCTCGATTGAGTTGAGCACACGATTGCTCAACACTGAACGTTTTACCATTACCCGAAAGACCCGTAATGAACGTTGGATAGAATAGACGGGACTGAATAATTTTGCGAAGATCACCAAAGTTACCAAACTTGACGAAGGTATCATCTTTTTCAGGAATAAGATTTTGTTCAATTGGGGGAAGTGCAGAGGGTGCTTGATAGGTACGTTCGATTTCTTCCACTTTTTCCTGTGTCACCTCAAGGTTCCACTTGCCGTGACCAACTTTATAATCAGAAAGTTTTTTGCTGACAGTTTGATAAGTAGCACCATTCATCGCACACCACGCACGAATATCGGCAGAAGTCACAGACTCTCCGTAAAGATTCTGTAGGGAGGTGCGGATGTAGTCAACAGAAAGAGACATGATGTAGGTCGTTTGTTTCAACTGAAGTTATTATAGTCCAAAAAGAGGGGTCTTGCGACCCCCAGTGGACAGTTCAAGAATTGGACAGGTATTCTTCCAGTTCTTGAACCAACTTTCTATGGGAGTGTCTCCTATCTAACTCAATCCCAATAGTTCTACCATATTCTTCAAGTTCTTTTTTAGACATATCACGGAATGATACATCACTCTCATATCTTTCTTCTTCAATCCACTCTTCATAATTTGTAGTATCTTCACCAACAATAGGAGACTCTGTAACCTCTACAACTTCTTCTACTACTGGTTCTACTACTGGTTCTGGTGTAGGAGTTGGAGCAGGTTTCGTTTTTTTACCTCCTGCCAGAAAATCTCCAAATCTAGACATTTTAATTACCTATTACTATAAAAATATTTATCAAGCAATAAGGTCCACAAACTCATTCAAAATTTTCTTATTCATTTTTTTACCCTTCAGACTTTTCATAAATGATTTTTTAATCTGAGTTTTTGAGGCATCATCGGCAACATCAAATTCAGATTCATTAGCAAGAGTACTCGCAGAAAGTGCAATATAAGAATGATATCCAGAGTTTTTGATAGAAAATGCTCGTTGTTTTTTCCACTGAGACTGCATTTTTTCCATCAGGTCATATTTAAATCCAAAATAACGACGCATAAATGAGTTAGCATCACGGGATTCAAGTACACGAATACCAATAAAGTTTGTATCAGTAAACTTGTCTCTCAAATTCTGAAGAAGAACATCAGTAACTTGATACCAATCACCATCAAGGGAGTAAGTATTTCCAGTTTTTCGATCACGTAAGAAAGCGTTTGCACCAATGCTTCCAAGACCAACGAAAGGTTCGTGTTCCCAGTGTCGTTGAATTTCACGATGATACTTGGGACAATATCCCTCACCGTCAGTCAAAACAACACATTGAACTTTCTGCACTTTAGTGTTTTTCTTGAACTGAGGAATAATCTGGTGCAGTGCTACCATTGTTTCATTCAAAGGAGTTCCAGAAAGACCCAATCCTTGAGGGGCAGGATACATAGAATATCGACTAAAATACCAACCCAATCGGAAAATATTTTTCATCTGGTGATCCAATGTTTTGGAATTGACATTGTGAGTCAAAATGTTCATTAGAGAGAACCACTCACCTACCTGCATCAATCCATCTTTCTTTTCATAAGAAAGAGTGCGAAGAACTTGCTTTGCTTCATCATCATACTTTACACGAGGATACTCATTAGTAAATGCATATACCTCAAAAGGAATACCAACTTTTTTACAGAACCAAACCAGATTAAAAAGTTGCTTCATAGTATCAAGCATCACTTGACCCATAGAACCAGACCAGTCAAGAATAAAAATCAAACCGTGATTCTTACCATCAGCAAGAGTGGTGACTTTCTTAAAGAGGTCTTCATTGTACTTGTAGGTGTGAAGTTTGGTGCAGTCCAATACACCAGTGCGGGAAGTAGTGGCACGGGCATAGGAGTCTGCTGCTTTGCGACACTCAAACTCTTTGACCAGATAGTTGACTTCTTTCTGTGCAGATTTTTTAAACTTCAGGAATTCAGAATCAACACAATCAAAAATGGTTGGATCACACGGGTCATTCCAAGTTTCATTGCAAAGATTATGAATTTCTTGGTTGGGGATGATAATATCATCAAGATTTACTTTCGGAAGTTCGATGTACACGTTTTCAATTCCATTCATAGAAGTAAGATCTTTGATTGCATCTTCCAAATACTCCATCGTTTTTACACCGGGAGTTTCTGAAGGTTTATTCGGATCATTGATTTCTGG